ACCCCGCGGAGGAGGGGGCCAAAAACAGGTTTAAAGCCCAAAACCCGCCGAGGATTGGGCCAAAAATCGATTTGAAGCCTGAAACCCGCCGAGGATTGGGCCAAAAATCGATTTGAAGCCCGAAACCCGCCGAGGATTGGGCCAAAAACAGGTTTTTGGCGCGTGGCGACCCTCATTTCACACCCCCAACAACTAACAAGGAACAACTAACAACTAACAAGGAACAACGAACAACTAACACCTCAACAACTAAACACCTCAACGGGGCGCAGCCCCCAACACCTCAACGCCTAAACAGATAAACAAACCAACAACAAACCATGGAAGTACTCTTTGAAGGCACCGGGGCCATGTTTCCCGTGGCCGCCGTGTGTTTCATATCCGTCTTTATCGCCATCATCGTAGACCTCATCAGCGGCATACGGAAGGCCAAAGAGAGCAGGCAAGAGATCCGCTCGAAACCGCTCAGCCGGACGGTCACGAAGTTCGTCATCTATGAGGGCGCCGTGGTCATTGCGACCATGATCGACTACATGTTGCATTTCTCGCATCTGTTTGTATTGATGAAGCTGCACCCCATCGTGGGATTGCCCGTCATCACCTGTCTGATGAGTGTCTTTCTCTGCATCATCGAGATTCTCAGCGTACGCGAAAAGGCCGACGAAAAGACCCGCCGCCGCTCTGAGGCTATCGTGCAAGCCGTGATTGAAGCCCTTGGGACGGATAACCTCGCCGAGATTCTACGGAAGAAGGCAGATGACACCTTGCACGGCCACCAACCGCCCCCTCAACAACCCAACAAATGAACGATTCAACAACCAACAAATGGCAGATATACACAGATTAGGCGCCTTCATCCGGCGCTTTGAGGGCGGTTTCGCTAACGATCAGGACGATCCGGGCGGCCCCACGATGCGCGGCGTGACGATCGCCACGTATGAACACTATTGCCGCCTCCTGGGCTATCCGCGCCCCACGGTGGAGCGCCTGCGCAGCATCTCGGACGAGGAGTGGTGGAACATCCTGCGCACGCTCTACTGGGATCGCTGGCAGGCGGATCACATCGTAAACCAATCGATCGCCGAGCTGCTCGTAGACTGGGTCTGGGCCTCGGGCTGGCCCGGTGTGCGCATCCCGCAGCGCCTCCTGGGCGTACGCGTGGACGGCCGTGTGGGCCCCGAGACGCTCCGCGCCGTGAACACCTACACGCCGCAGCGCGAACTCTTCGACCGCATCATGCGCGCCCGGGAGGAATTCATTGACGAGGTCTGCCGACGCCGCCCCCGGAGCATGAAGTATCGCCGCGGGTGGCTACGCCGGCTGCATAGCATCACCTTTGAAGAGCAAGTCTGATGAGTGCCGAAGAGTTCGACAGCATAGCCTTCACGCGCCGTCATGTGGTGCGCCTTACAGACGGCCGCGAGTACTCCATCGAAGCCGTGGACTTCGAGCGGCGCGAGGTGAAGTATTACAGCGAGAGCGACTTCCCCCACTGGGTGAAGCTGAAGCGCATCGCGGCGGTGCTGTAAAAGGAATACGATATGAAAAAGAGGCAAGACGATTACGAGGCCTTTGTGGCCAAATTTGAGCGCAAACGCACCTCCGACGATTGCTACACGCCGCCCGAGGTGTACGACATCGTGCGCGGCTGGATCGGCGAACAGGTCGACCTCGCCGACGCCCAGATCGTACGCCCCTTTTGGCCGGATACGGATTACCGCGGAGTGGAATATCCCGATGGGTGCATCGTGGTGGACAATCCGCCGTTTTCGATTTTCGCCGAGATCGTACGGTGGTACTTAGAGCGCGGCGTACGCTTCTTCCTGTTCGCTCAGCATAAGACGATTTTGGGTCTTGATGCGCCCTACACGCGCCTCGTTTGCGGCGCGGATGTGATTTATGAGAACGGCGCAGCGGTGCGCACCTCTTTTGCCAGCAACCTATTCGGCGACGTGCTGGCTATGTCCGTGCCCGATCTTTACGAACGCCTCACCGCGGCTGCGCGCAGCAAGGATCCTTTGCCGCGTTATAGCTACCCCTCGCATGTACTGACATTCTCCGATCTGGCCCGCTGCGCCAGCCACGGCGTAGCGCTCTCGATCCCTTGCAATGAGGCCACGTTTGTCCGCCGTTTGGACAGCCAGCAGGCAGTGAAGAAGCACATCTATGGCGGTGGCTTTTTGCTGTCTGACCGACAAGCCGCTCGCATGGAAGAAGCCCTTCGTGAGGCCGACCGCCTCAAGGCGGAAAAGGTAGCCAGCGTGGCATGGGCAATCTCCGACCGCGAGCGTGAAATCATCGCCCAGCTGAGCGTCGGGCAGGCTTAGTTTTTCACTTTTCGTTTTCACTTCTTCCCCCATGTTTCTGACCGTCGACGAACTTTATACCCACCTGCATGACGAGACGGTGGCCGTCATTAGCCGCGACACGGAGGCCATACCCGTGGCCGCCATCGATGCTGCCATTGCCGAGGCCAAAAGCTACTTGCATGACTTCGACACGGCTGCCATTTTCTCAGCTGAGGGTGAGGCGCGCAATGCGCTGTTGCTGCTATTTGTCAAAGACATTGCCGTGTGGCACTTTGTGAACCTCGGGAATGCCTGTATCGATATGGAACTGCGCGAAAAGCGTTACGACAGCGCTATCGCATGGCTGCGACTTGTGCAAAAGGGCGATCTCTCGCCCGACCTACCCCCGCGCACTGCTGAGCCCGGCAATGAGTCGCCGATCGGAAAGATCCACTTTGGCAGCAACCCCAAACGCGGCCAGCATTATTAAGCACTGATTAAACATCGATTAAACGCCATTTAATGAGCAATAAAACGAAGCATAAACAGGCCACCGCTGGCCCCATCTCTACGCAGATCATCGTGCAGCCCGTGGTACGCACTGTCCACGATGTGGCCGCGTGGCGCTCCGCACTGCGTATGGCTCAGGGTATCTCATAAATGGATGAAGTGCAAGGCGTCCGGGCCCGAAGACTTTAGGGAGCATACCCAGCCCTTAATCTTCTTTTGCTCCTTCTTGCATCAAGGGAGGGGAAAAGGAGAGGGAGCAGGCGGCGCTCCGCAACCAAGAGACCTTACCGTATTCAAAAGAAAGAGCAAGAGCTTTTGATCGCGAGCTCGAGGTGCCCGAGATCATTCAACTCTCGGACATCCTGCCCATCCCGCAGAGCTACCTGCATGAAAAGTACAACATCCCTCTACCTGAGCCCGGCGAACTTATCGCCCGCCGACAGGCGCAGCCGCTCTTTAGCGTGCCTGAGGGGGATAGTGAGGAAGAAGAAACGGACGAGGAAGCCGGCCTTGATGAAGGCAAGGCAGACGCGCCAGAGTCTGACAAAAAGGCAGCGGAGGAAGATGCGCCGACAAGTCGCAAAGTGAAACATGCGGATCGCGACCGCGGCAATTTCTTTACCCGGTTGTTCGATTTTTTCGTCCCCGCCCGGTCATACGGCCGGGCGACATCCGACATCCTCACACTCTCGGAGGCCACGCTTGCGGATGCCCTGATCCGACAGACGATTGAGACAAAGGGCCGCGCTTATTTCAGTGCCGACCTGTTTGCCTACACCCACACGGAGCTCATCCGCGGACTGCGAAAGGGCTATCGCCGCGCGGACGTCCGGCTGGCTGATAGTGGCTTTGTCTACAATGCCAACGATGATGCTTACATCACCGCCTTGGAGCAAAACCTGTTTCATTTCTCAGCCGCCAAAACACTGGCCGAGGTGAGTGAGTTAAACCGTCTGTTCCGCGAGAGCAAGGGCTACAGCGATTTCAGGAAGAAGGCCAGAGCGCTACTAAAGGTCTACAATGAGCAATGGCTGCGCACGGAGTACAATACGGCCGTATCCGTGGCCGAATCGGTAAGCACCTACCGGCGCCTTATGGCGCAAACGAACGTGTTCCCCTTTTGGGAATACCGTACCGTGGGAGATAACCGTGTAAGGCAGGAGCACCAAGCGTTGGAGGGGCTGATTCTACCAATAGAAGACTCGCGCTGGCAAAAGATTATGCCGCCAAACGGATGGAACTGCCGTTGCTACATTACCCCCAGAATGAGGCATGAAGGGGCTGATTTGGATATGGAAGCTATGCGCGCGCAGTGCGACGAATACCTTGAATCGCCCGAATGGAAACGGTGCGAGACACAGGGATTCGGCATCAATCGGGCTAATGAGGCCGAAGTATTTACAGCGAATCAAATGTATATCCAAAACTTCATGGATATGCCGGATAAGACGATCGAGCAGATCACCCCAGACGAATGGGGTGTTGAGGAATCGATCGACGTGCTAAAAGAGGAAGCAAAAAAAGAGGTGCCCAAATACAAGGGATCACCGGAAGAATGGTTTGATGCGAATAAAGTCATTGAGGCCGGTATGGAACTGTTGAAAGTGAAAGACTATGTCGGCCGTGTGTGGCAGATGACAAAGAAGGCGTTTACTGCGCACTCTACAGATACAGTAAAGAAACGGGCTTTCCGCACTGAGTTTTTGAATACCATCCGGGAAGTAGCTGATGCGCCTGATGAAGTGTGGCTTGGTCGAGATCGAAAAGATAGGAACACCCATGTGAGGGCAGTCAACAATTACATAATGATCAAATACTACAAAGATGAGGCGATCGCCGTGATTGGAAAAGTTGAACGAGCGAAGCTGATGCTAAAATCGTGGTATGTACTAAGGGATAAGAATGTGCGTCGCGGGTTGCTGATTAAGAAAGCCCCGAAAACAAAATAAGCCGGAGCGATCCGGCTTATTGTATGGGGATTAATCAGCAATCCACGCTGTAGCTGTTACAGACGCTTCTCCCCCCCATCATCCCCGAGGTGTTGACGATATTGCTTAACCGTGATTGCAGACTTCAGCGCAAAAATACAACTAAACAGGAAAGTAGAGTATGGATTTGGAAGAATTTCGGGACTATTTGAAGGCTTTACCGGAAAAGATTTTGAGCACTGCGCCTGCCATTGTTTCAGAGACAGCCGTAGAGTATTACAAAGAGCGCTTTGCCGTGAAAGGGTTCGATGGATCTCCGTGGATACCAGGCAGACCGAAAAAGAGCGGCTCCCTATTGGTGCAAAGCGGTAATCTGATGAATAGTATCCGCCCCGCCTACGTGGGGCCAGATAAGGTCGTCATCTCAGCTGGTAACGCCCAAGTGCCCTACGCACAAGTGCACAATGAGGGGTTCGAGGGGGATGTGGCTATACAGTCCTACGTGCGCAGCACGAAGGGCAAAGCGAATAAGAAAAAGGCGGATGCCGGCGACGCCCCGGGCACGGTAAAGGCGCACACGCGTCACATGAATATCCCCAAGCGGCAATTCATGGGCTATTCTCGAGACATGGCCGACCGCATCAAAAAGCGTCTCGATGAGGCCATCGATGGCATACTGTAATCAAATAGAATAGAGGCAATGAATAAGGAACTGTTTATCGCTTTATGCGACCGGATCGGGCAATGTGTGCCCGAGATTCGTTTTATAGACTTCGACCGCGGGCAGCTGAGCGCATCCGGCGAACGCCCGCCCGTGGAATGGCCTTGCTGTCTGCTGAGCATCGACTACACGAATTGCCGCGACCTCGCTGTGGAAGTGAATACGCAATTGGTGATGGCCGACATCACCCTACGCGTGGCCTTTCCTCCGGCTGGCGAAACGCACAATCACGCCCCTGAAAAGGTGCGCGACATGGCCCTGCAAATGCTCGACACGGTGGAAAAGCTACACGATGCCCTCCAAGGTGAGACGCTGGGCGATACGGTTTCCACCCTCAGCCGCAGCCGCGCCA